AGTTCCCTGTGAAGCGATTCCACTTTCTCGAATAATACCGCATCGATTCTATCCTGCTTATCTAACTTCTCATTATGGACGGCAAGCATCTGCCCCATCTTCACAGAGTTTTCCTGTAAGCTGTCTATAACCTTCTCTAATCTTTGTAATAGTAATGTATTATTTTCCATTAAACGTTTTTAATATTGTTTATAAGATCTACACCATTCTTAAATCTTTTTCTAGCACCAGGCATCCTACCTCTAGCAAGGATTGTTGGTTTCTTTTTCTTTACTGGAGGATCGTCTCCTGCAGGTTTTGTACCAGCAATCTTACCATCACCAACATTATTAGTTGGTGCTCCACCACCCATCATTTCTTCTTGAAACTGTTTAAAGTTTTTCATATCTAAGAACTAGGAAATTCATTCCAAGCACTACCATCATAAACCTTTAACTTCTGGTTTGATGTATTAAAATAAGCATCACCAACTGTTGGTGATCCTGGATCACTAGTACCTACAGGAAAACTAAGACGACTATCATGAATAGTAGATCCATTAGTCGTTGAGTTCTGTGCGTCCGAATATACGGGCATGAGATTATCTATAAGTTCAATATCTATTTATTATTCTCCACCGCCTCCATTTCCACCCCCGTTACCATTTCCACCGTTGCTTCCACTACCATTACCGTTCCCAGAGCCACCATTATTATCCCCATTCCCATTAGAACCGTGTCCATTCTTACCATTCTTTTTAGATTCATCATCATCCTTTTCATCACGATACCTTCCCCATCCAGCATAAACTCTCCATTTAGAGGACTTTTTGGGAACACATTCCTTTCTCTTTTTATCCCACTTATATCCAATAGGACATCTTTTGGATTCTCTTATTACTTCAATAACTTTATCAATTTTCATCGACTAATGGTTCTCCCGTTTCTGGATCTACTTCTACTGGGTTTCCATTTTCGTCAAAAACTATATTAATATCATCCATTAAATTTTTGATTGTAATTGTTCTAGACAAGATTTATCTGGTTCAATTTCAGTGATTCGTGTTTTTGGAAATTCTGGAATCCTATTTAAAAATACTAAAAAACTTTTGATACAAGGCCAAAGATCTTCTTCAAGATTATAAAACAATAGAGGCACTGCTGCTTCATTAAAAACGTTAAAGAGAATAGTTATATGATTCAATATAAGATGAATCTTCAATTCACCAGTATTCTTATAACGTTTTAATAATCGTTTTATATAACGAATCCTTTTCAAGTCAGATTCAAAGTCGTCCTTTGTAACTGCTTGTGGATTGTCGTAGAATTTTATAGCGAAGAGCATATAATTGCTCTCATTCAATTCATCAAATCTCATATCATATCAGTGGTAATTAACTATCTGGTAAAATTGTATCGTCTCCAGAGTCACCAGAAATAGTGCTACCTGCAACTAATGTTTCTGTTTTAACTCTAAAATTTCCGTGCATATCATTATATGTAGTTATGCCAACCCAACCAGCGTGTGCGGGGGCATATTTACGAGCATCTCCAGATGCAGCATTAGCAACTGTTTGCTCAGTAGTATCTACACCATAAATTTCACTGATACCATACTGAGTAGTATTTACAGTTGAAACTGGCTTCTCACGAATTTCATAATCAACATCACTAAACGCACCAGGAAGATTAAGATTGCTAAGTGTTATCTGTGTAGCAGAATCTATACTCTTAATAATACCCTCACCTGGACCAGCACCATCAGTTGCTATTGTTACTACTTGTCCTACCTTTACACCATTACCTGATGTCCACGCAACAGTGCCACTTTCTTTAGTGAGTACTCCAGCAGTTGTACAATTTACCTTTCCTGAAGAGTAAACTGTATCTTTGTTACCCCAAAGAGCCATTTGATTTACCTACAATTACTTAATTTCTTAGAATTATTTATACTAAAGATATGCCTTAGAGATATTAGTAGCAAATCCTATGACTGTAGTACCAGCTGCCAATACTGCTGCTGCTCCTATTACCCATTTCTCTACAACCTTTAATCTCTCACGCAATTCGTCTTGTTTCTCTTCTAATCTTTCTATCTTTAACTGCATCACAGTTATTCTTGTCTCCTGTGAAGCATCAAGTCCTAAATCAGCCATACTGTTAAATTATAACTGTATTATATAGCAATCTAAGTCGTCTTTTCTTTATTATAATTCTTCCACGCAGTAGCATAAGCAATTGACTTCTCATCTTTCGTCAATTTACCATCTTTTTTATAAGACTTCTTAATATGTTTTACCATCCTTTCATGCTTTGCTGTTGGTGGTGCATCTTCATTTACTGACTTCTTTGTCTTAAGTGGATTATTTTTTATAAAGTTCTGAGCTAGATGTTCTGTTCCTTTATTCTTAAAATCAAGTAATCCTTTAGCAACAGCAGACTCTGGTTTTGTTTTTCCCCTATAGGTTTCTTTCTTCTTACTCGCAACAACTGCACCATTATAATTGAGTGAAATTTCTTTTTTATTAGGAGTCAAATTCCACCTTACATTCACTCCATCATCCCAATTAGGTTCTTCATTAACATCTTCTTCTTTATTTGATACCCATCTACCCTTTTCCTTATCCCACTTCTTAACTTCACCTTTCTTTAATCTACCCTTTGCATTCTCAATGCGATGACGTAATTCACGATAAGTTATTTTTTTACCACGTTTTTCACCCTCAGCCTCTTTCGTAGCTGCTGCAACTTTTGCTTTACCATACTTTGATATGAGAGTGCGTAATTTAGTAGCACTCTCACTATCCTTTATCTTATCCTTTTCTTTTCCAGAAAAAGTATCTAACCTTTCGTTAATTTGGTACATTAAAAACTTCTGATCCACCAACCGTACTAATAGTTGTGGGTCCCTCTGTAGCAAAATCGTATGCTATCTCATGTAAGGATTGTGGAACATTAACCACTTCTAATCCTTCTTTCGTGTTAATCACGATGTCTTCATTCATTTTCATTTTAATCTCCATTGGTGGATCGAACCAGTCATCATATAGACCGTCATAATCGGGTGTAATAATGACTTCACTCATTATAGCACACTATGGACCAGTTGTTTGTGAAGCACTGGTTGGTGTTCTATCACCCTTTTTAGTCTTACCGTCCTTTGTGAAAGGATTATATCTTGTTCCGTCAGCATTTTTTCCAGGAGTTACTTTTGGTGTAGGTTTCTTGGTTTTTGGTCCACCCATCCTTCCAGGCATACCAGGATCAGCAGCAGTTCTTTCTTTAGAACCATCAACTTTATCCTTTGGATCTCCATATTTCTTCCTAGCACGTTCAACTCTAGGATCAACATATTTTTGTTTACCAGCTTTATCTTTATACCACATTCCTTCTTTCACATCATCATCTTTTTTCTTATCCTTATCCCAAGATTTTTCAACTTCATCAGGATCGGATATAAGCATAGGGTTCTTAGCACCCATAGCACGAATCTTATTCTTAATAGTATTGATCTTAGCATAATATCCACGCATATCCTTTTTCTCTTCAGGCTTCTTCTCACAATCAGCAGTATTAACTGTTGATTCTGAATATTCTTCAGATTTCTTTTTCTTACTCTTACATGCTGCTTTTTCTGAAATTATATCAGAAAACTTTTGATGTGCAAATGATGCATAAATTCCTCCTCTACCTTTAGGAGTATTATCCTTTTCACTATCTGTTGGTGAAACTTTAACTGCTCCAGATTTGTAATTGTCTACATCTGCACCAGTTACTTTAGTTCTTCCTTTAGGTTCTGTTGTTACAGTCCCATCTGCAAGAAATGCTTCCTTTATCTTTTGATCTGCTCTTTTACGAATTGCAGATCCTATTGACTTACGACGTTTTAAAAGATACTTATCACTCTTATCATGATCACCATCATTATCAATATCCTTATCTTCCTTTCCAACAGGATCTAAACCACGTTTTACCTTTGCAGTTTGTTCTCCTTTATTACGCTCACCTTCATAAGGTTCACCGTGTTCTGTCATTTCAACAGATTTGATATTAGGATTGCCACGAAGTTGTGTAATTTTTTCACGAGTAGCAAAACGAACATATGACTTACCAGTTTTATCAGTAACTCTTACTTTATATTTTTTAGTATCTTCTTCATCTAATTGCTGAAGATAAGCAAGTTCCATTTCAGCATCTTCTTGTTCAGCGAATACCTTATATAATGCATTGGCTAAATTGGAAGTTGCCCAATCATCTGCACTAGTAGTAAATTGTTCTTTCACACCACCACCTTCTTTACCAAATAACTTTGCTCTAACAGCAGTTCTTTCTGCTTGATTTAAATTACTATTAGACATATATTGTGAAAAAGCAGCTTTAAGATCAATATCCTCTCTTCTCGCACGATACCTTATATCATATACAGCTTGTCTAATTCTCTTCTCAGAATTTTCCTCTGGAGAACCACCACCCTTTTTACCCTTTGCCTTAGCCGCAGGTGCAGCAACAGGAGCGTGTTTTCTTGCTGGTAATTCTTCAACGATATTTTTACTCATTGGAAAACTTCACTACTTTTTTCTTATCTTATATTTATTTATGAATTGTATTCCCCAGCTACTTCCAGGAACCATAGACTCAACGTATCTGCGATGTGCATCAGTACCAACTAACCTTTGAGTTGCAGGTACTCCAGATGGACTAAGTGCATTTAAAATAGATTCAGTTACATCCTTAATCCAAGATTTGAACATAATATTATCCTCAGTAACACAGATTAAATGATTAGCACCTCTACGAATAATACGTCCAATCAAACCTGTATTTACATCCTCTACTTTAGTTCCAATATCAAAAATTTCTTTTTTAATATATGCTTCACGAAGATTTTCTGGATCTTCTTTAGGAGCAACTTCCCAAATATTCCAACACTCATTAACTTCTTCAGCACCCATTGCCTGTCGAAGATTTAAAAAATAATCTTTTGCATCTTTTCTCTTCATTATAGGCACTAAATCCATTGCCAATAAAGGTTGTCCACTTTCATCAACTAATGCTTCTCCAGTTTCTGGATCTACTTCTACTAATTGTTCTCCATTTTCATCTACTGCTGGTTGTTCTGTATGAAGTTGATTATAAAAAGTTTTAAAATCTCCTTCTAATGCTGCTAATCTCATTCTAGAAGCAGAGTATCCTTCCATACCTTCAGAGTCATCTTCTCTTGCACCTGATGATATAGTTTCTAAACCATCAAACTGATATAACTGTCCATTATAATTTTGAGATAATTTATCAAACTGTTTTACTCTATCATCACCAGCAACAATTCTTACATTAGTATATCCATCATTATGTGCTTTCTTTAATACATCAAAGATGGTTCTATTTTGAGGATCATTTACAATCTTTGCACTATGTTCTGGAAACAAAGATCTCATTGTAGCAATTTTTGAATCAGCATCAAATGGATTCTTTTTAGGATCATTAGTACGAGAAGGGACTATTACATAATCATCACCTTCAGCCTCTACTGATTGTGCAGCAACATCCATCAATTTACCATGACCAGCATGTGGTGGATTAAATCTACCAAAACCTATAGTTAGTGTTCCTCTTGTTTTGGGAACAGGTGGAGGACCAGCAGCGAGATCAGGACTCTGAAGTTGAGATTGAACGGCTGCCTGTTGATCTGCTGCAGCTTGTTCTTCTTGTGCTGCTATTTCTTCTGGTGAAGGTTCTGCTGGAGGTGCTTGCTGTCCTTCAGGAGGAACTTGAGTATTTGGATCTGAATAATTCTTTTCTTGCTCAGACTGTGCAGGATCTTTCATTCCTACAACTTGTCTCTTATTATAAAACTTTAAAGTTCCCTTTACAGTTTTTGCTATAAATTCTCCACTCGATCTATCATACCATCCACCATGCCCATCACCTTCCAATCCAAGTCTAGATGCTTGTTGGGAAGCACTGGTTTCAGTTAAAAATTGTAAAAAGGATTTCATTAGTTCTGTATTAATCTCAATTTAATAGATTGCTTATTAACAACAATGTATTCTAATATTTGATTCTTCTTTACCTTATATTTATCATCTTTCTTACCTGTTAGACATAAATGCACGAAAGTAAGAAAATTTTCAAATAAATTCCCCCTAACTCTCTTTAATTTTTTAAACTCAATGATGAGTTGATCTACCATTTTATTCATAAAGAAAATCCCAATTTATCCGATTTAGATTCATATCCATTTTTAGATCTAAAAAATAAGTTGTTTATGGAAACATTACCAGAAGTTGCTTCAGTAACAAATGATGGTATATTATTCATAATATTAAACTTAACAAAATAAATTTCATCATTCAAAACATCATTAACTATATTTTTAAATTTTTGTGATACTAAAGTTTGCTTTGAATAATTTACAAGTTCTTTCTCGCATAAGTAAGATATTTCTCTTACTGTTATATTTTCTTTGTTTTTTAGTCTAGCATCTGTGTTTATAAGATCTTCAAATAATTCTTTTGATGGAATATATGCTGAAGAAGTATTAGCAGAATTAGCTGCTATCTGATTTATAATACCTAGTCTAACACAAGCTTTAATTGGACCTTGTACCATAGTATTATTATGTATTTCATTCATAATAATAAACTCTCTATCAGAAGAGTATTTATTTGCAAGATTTGAATTATTAAGTATACGTGGAACCAAATCATTCATCTTAAGAGTATTGCTAGTTCCTTTAGATTTTCCAGAAATTTTTATTTGTTTTTCCAATGTAATAACATAATAATCTAATAGAGGTTCAGCACTTGAAGATGGTATAAGAATATCAGAAGAATTATTAACATTAAGACCAAATTTAGTAAGACCTCTTTTAACAGAATAAATTGGTCCAATAACTTCACTAAAATCTTTAACTATAGATGCCATTGGGAGTTGTGTATTATCATATCCAGTAATACCTTTATTACCATCTACAGCAAAATCAACTAACTCCAACAAATATTCTTGTAACTCACCTTTAATATCCTGCCTAGAAATAATTGCCTCTCTAACTTTAGAAATATAATTTATAATAGAAAATTTTTGACCAGACAATCCAAAAGATTGTGGTTTTAAATTTATATTCCCTAAAGATCTAGGTTTAACTAAATTATCAATATTAGTATAATATACCTCTTCACCAACTCTTATAGCAACTCTAGTATGTGAAACAGATTCACTATCAACATAAGTTACTGGAGTATCTTTACGTAAAGTACCTACAGGTCTAACAACTTCACTTTGATAATAAGATGCTGATGTTTTTATAACCGTTTGTATTTCTCCTAGTCCTCTCCAATTTTTATTCCAATTATTTACACCTTTACTGGCAGCCATTAGTTTTTTTAGATATTTATTTAATACTACTTAAATTCTTTTTCAATATCAATAGGTTTTCCTAAAGACTTATACTCTAATTGTTGGTGCAAGAAATCAACCTCCTTTCGGAGATTATCATTCTCTTTTTCCAATACTTCAATATGTTCTTGGTAAACAATAATCATATTTTCTAGTTTAAGGTTTTCGGATTCTAATTTCCAATCCACACTACGCCACTAATGCGGTCATAATTAGTTATTAATTTAATGTTTTCTTTATACATCACCATCTTTACGATTCTCCGAATAATGTACGTCAAACTCACCACCAGGATATCTTGCCTTTAACTTCTCTACATTCATCTCAATGATTTCATTGAAGTCAGTATCAAGTGCCATACATGCCTGTGCAACATACCACATTATATCTCCAAGTTCTCTTTTCATATGAAAGATGTTCTCATCATTCACAGGTTTGCCTTGGAACACCATCTTCTTTACTACTTCAGTAAACTCACCACCTTCAGCACAAATACCAAGAGCAGCAGTTAATAAACGATGAACAGGTATTCCATCAGGATCTTTCTGTATCTCAAAACACCTAGAGTTAAATGAAATATAATCGTTCGATTCTTTAGATGTTACTGCGTCTACAAACTCAGTATACTTTTGGGTATCTACTTGCTTTGTCATTTTATCTTTATAAAATTGTTGTGTCCACCCATCATTGTAAGGTGAATCTGCCATTATTATAGTATTAGGATCAATATTTGTCAATGTACATCAATCTCCATTCCATATAAACCATCAAAATTACCAACAACTCCACTAGGAAATCCATTAAAAGACATTGTATATCTAGGAGCAGATGATGTATTCGCTGGCACACCATGATGCATACACGACGGAAAGATAAGTAAATCTCCAATACTGCACTCTACAACATCTCTAATACAAATTTTACCCAACTCTGGATTATGTAAAGTTAAAAATGGATTATATCCATTACCTGCCCACATATCATCAATTTCAAAAACGGTATCTGCATTTTTCCAACAATCAGCAAAATATAAAACTGAGCTCATATAGGCATTAGGATGATAATGCATTCTATGCCATTGATCAGTTTCAGATCTGTTACCCCAAGACTGTACTATTTTTATTTCATCACAATTCAACTTCATCGTATCTTTAACCTGATTCATACACTTAGAAACCCAATCATGAATTTCTTGATATTTTATTTTTCGATTCAATCTAATATCTACTGTCTGCCCTGTTGTTCCAGGTTCTTTGATTCCTTCTTTAATTTTTTCAGAATCAAATTCCTCTTTCATCAATTCAGTTAATGTTCTATCAAGTAGATGAAGTTCACATTTAAATTTGAATATTCTTTGTGGTGCAATGTTAACTAATTCCATAATTATTCTTTAAATTTAAAATCTTTAAAAGATTTCATTTTATTTTTGGTTTGTTCCATAGGAGTATACTCCTCCTCTTTTCCAGTATCGAGGATATCCTCTTGTGCTTTTTGTTCTACATCATACAATCTCATCTTTGCTCTGTCAATACCCACCACAAATCTCTTGAAGATAGTAGGATCGTTGTACCTATTCTTCAACTGTTTAACCATTATCTGGTTTAATCCTTCCAACTCCTCAGTAGATATGAGAGCGAACATAAGGTCAGCAGTAGCAGGGAGTCCAAAGGATTCTG